AGGTGTGTATGTGAAGTTCACGGTCTTGTTAGCCGCGTATGTAATCTTGTCGCTGAAAGCAGACTCCAGGCGTACATCGACAATCTGAATAGTCCAAGTCTTCACGACTGCACTACCACCGTCGTCAACGATGGTCAGGGTCAGTTTCTGCGTACCAACGCCAACGAAGTCTGTGACATCAAAGGTATTGGTGCCTTGGATACACGCACCTGTGCCGATAATAGCAGTGCCGAGTTTCCAAGTGTAAGTACCGTCAATTTCCTCACCGTCGGAGTCGGTGGAAGAATAACTGTACTGTAATTCAATTTTGTCCGTCGGTGTTGCGACAACGGGAGAAGAAGTGATACGCTCAACCACCAAGTTGGTAGTTGTGGTTTCACCGCCACCGCCGCCACCACCGGCGATAACGAACTGGCTGACAACTTCCTCAACGCCGTCTTTGCACTGGAATAATGTATAAACATTATCCTTGACTTCGCCGGAAATCATAGCAGTCGTGCCGTATGTTGCATAGTAGGTGTAACCCTCAACATCAAGATTGCTGAAGTCCTGTTGCAACTTGGTGACAGTGCTGCTTAACGCAGCGATGTTTGTGGTGTTGGATTCCACATTCTGATTTGTGGCATTAAGGTCATCACTAACACCGGACACCATCTCATTGACTTCGTCCTTAGTGTAGCCGTCGCCACCAATCACACGGAACGAACCATTGATGAAACGATAGTGGGTATAAGAGCCGTCATCCTGGTTGACGATGTAGTAATCGGTAAACTCGCTACCATTTTCAACATCGGGCAATGTAGTAGACACATAAGCCAAAGAGCCAGCGATAATCTGCCAGAAGCCATCGATATACTTGTAGTACAGATAACCAGAGGGAGACTTTAAGATGTAGTCAACATCGGGTTCACCAACGGTAGGCAGCGCATCGACGACCTCAGTGGAAGAACCACCAAACACATCCCAAATACTGTTGCCACCAGCATCAGTGATGTACCAATACTTGTCGTAGCCGTCTCCAGAATCCTTGGGAACGAGGTAGAAAGTCTGTGCATTACCTGCAGTAGGCAGTTCATCAACGATTTCGATTGTAAATGCCTTATAGTCTGCCAACAGCGCCTGCGCATAATTACGAGACAAAGTTACTGCACCGCGAACGGCGTCACCGAGTTTGGTGTATTTCAGTGTGTCTGTCAGTACATAAGCGTCGGCAATCTCCTGACGAACAGTATCAAGGTCTTTCTTGACGATATCAGCACGACCCTGTGCGTAGGAGTACACATCGACTTCAAGACCCTGCGGGTCATACACACTGGGCTGCATAGCAGTATCTGCTTTGTCCAAAGACTCAGCTACTTCTTCGGATACCTTCGCCTTTGTTACGCTGCCGTCTTCCAAGGTTAAGTTGGCAAGGGCACCGCTTGCGAGGTATTCAGCCATTTCCTGTTCAACGGCTGTGCCGATAAGGTCTGCGATAACCTCATTGTTAGCCAGCTCTGTGACTTTCAGTTCGAGCTCGTCTACCTGAGACTGGTCAGCCTTCAGTAAAATCTGAGCTGCGTTCGCATCCTCTTTTGCTTTTGCTCGTGCAATCTCGTTGATGAGGTCTGCTTGAGAAGCTTTACGGCTCATCTGTGCAGTCAAATCCTGCACATCAGCTTCAAGGTCAGCAACGCTCTGACCGTTCCAAGAAGTAACTGCGTTAATCTTGGTGACAAGCTGGTTATAGAGCGACTCGGAAATATCTGTGCTCGAAGCGTCGGACACAAGAATATTCTCGTCGATTTTGAGTGTTAAGTAATTCGTTGTACCGATAGTCTTATCGTGACTACCATACAGCATCAGCGTGCAAGTACCGACGCCAATTTCTGCAGGCAGATAGGCGGCATTCTCTTCGTCGAGATACTGGTTATATGCGACGCCGTTCTGTCTGAACTGCGCGAATGTCAGTAAGCCATCCCACTCGTCACTCAGATTAAATCTGAACTTAACGAACTGCTGCGAACCTGCAACGATGCCCTCCATTGTGGAAGAGACATACATCTTTTGGTTTACAACATTAACGAGTATGCTCATTTGCAATCCTCCAATCCTTTAATTTATTGTGTTATGCCGTTCGTTTCCAGGCATACACTCCGTTAATTCCAGTAGCCACACTTGTCCAGGTGCCAACATTGGAAACAACGGTCGGTAGTGTACTACTGCTGTGCATATAAACAGCACCAACAGGGTACATAATATTTAGAATGTTTACATTGTTTAACATCAATGCAACATTGATATTAAAGTCGTTTTCGCCCCAGTCGAATACTGGGATACCACGGTTGACCGTGACATACTTATTGACTGTACTCAGCGTATATCCGCCAGCGCCGTCGTACACCTGCACTTGGAAATCATAGTCTAAATGATAGTCAAATCCAGGATTTATGGTTTCGCCGTTTTCGTCGGTTGTCGGATACGCCGTTAGTTCGATTTCAGATGTCGAACGATAGGACGATGTACCAAGAGTTAACAGCGATGCTTCAATCGTCTGCCACGAACCATACGAACCACCAGACTCTTTATAACGGTATCGCAGTGTCAATGTGTTTGTATACGCACCAAACGAACCACGATAGACATTGCCGGACACCGTCATTACGATTTTGTCGCCAGTGGGCGTGGGTCTCGAAATCAACGGGTTGCAAGTCAGTGCGATATAGTTGATAATGGTAGGTTTCACGGTCGCAGAGTTTGAATAACCACGAGAGTCTGTCGTATTGAATACAAACTGTGTTGCACTCACATTAGACAGGGTACGAACATTGTCTGTCGGAGCAACATCATTGATGTACTTCGTCGAAATGGTCGCAGAGTTTTTTGCGGTTGCCGTAATGGTACACTGCGCTGTGGATTTATACCTTATCAGTGTTTTTTCATTACCGGTCAGTGCCTTTGTTGTGGCGTTTGTGTCGATGACCACACCACTGACTGTCGGCTTGCACAGACTCTCCGCAGCCGTAATCGTGATTTGGCAAGTTGTGGAGTTACCAAGCTGAGTGGTACTTGACGATGTTTCATATGTCTTACAGGTAATCGTGCAAGTGCCTGTCTTTGCATTTGGAATCTGTGCGTAAAACGCTGTCGGAATCGAGAACGCTATACTCGTAGTTTTGAATCTCGTCGCACTGCTTTGCACACCGCCAGAACTTGTGATATATCCAGACAGGCTTCCGAAGCTATACTGCAATGTGTGGTAATAATTTGTGTTATATTTCGTTACTGTAATCGTCGATGTGCTACCGATATTTGCATCGGTTGCACCAACATTAGACGCTAACACCTGCGCCGTAGCAGTAACAGAGATGTCCCCAGATACAGTATGTGTGTTACCAGACGCTATGGTTGTTCCATTCATCTTTTGGGTGAGCAACTTATAATTTGTTTTCGGAGCAAAAGTAATTTTCAACTTGTCGTTTTTATAAATCACAGCACCGCTGGATAAATTACCAGTGCTTAAACCAACAGATGATGAAGTTCTGTTGACGGTAATAGTGGAGCCTGTTCCCGCAGAAATAGTTAGCGCGAACTTTGATGTTCCGCTCGGGGTACAGTCAGTATAGTAATAACTATTGTTGTGCCAATACGACCAGCCATAGGTTTTGGAACCAGGGAAAAACCAAAGGTAGTATGTGGTATCTGCCTTCAACACGACAGATGCGCTACCTGAATATGCCTTGCCACTCGAACCTCTGATATAGCCTGTAACGGCAACGCCATCTGCGCCGTTTGCGTCGGCGTGGCTTGTTGAACTTGTCGTAACATAAAACGGAATCGAAGTTAAATCATCGCCCTGCTGGTTTGAGATTGTGCCGGCGGTCACACTGATACTAATGCTCGTTGCGCCAGTGCTTCCTGTTTTGAAGCTAAATCGCACAACACGGTTACTTTTGCTTTCGTATCCGATAACAGATGAATATCCGCTACTGCCATTTTTGTAGTATAGCGGAGCACCTAATGTAGCCATACATACACCTCCTTATTCTCCAATATAGAAGCAAGCTGTACGATGGCTGTCTGTTCCGTTATCGTAGTTCTCGAAACGGCTATTGCTGCCGACAATAAGGTACTGTCTTGCTGTTAAGTTGATGGCATCAACACCATTGGTGTCTGCCGTTAAAATTGCTTCTTCTTCGGAACCAACAATACGGGACACAGACATACCCTTGTTGTCTAACAAGTTTTTAATGTCTTCGCCACTCTTGTAGATGGTTAGACCATCTTGGTTAAATGTGTATCCGGTTTGTGTGGTTACGGAATGCACAGAATATGTTCCGTCTTCGTTCTCGGTAGCGATTTTGCTTATAACAATGCTGAAGTTCTGTGCAGTTTGATTGACCTCAGAAATCATAGTGGAGATACTCTTTGAGCCATCCGGCATTAAGCCATTTTCATCGCCATCGATAGCACCCTTGACCGTGGAGGTTACTCTGTCGTCAAGCACCGTAAACAATTCCTCGCCATCGGAGTTCTTGATTACCAAGTTATGACCTACAATCAAGTCACCGATGATGGTCTCAGCATTAACACCGTAGGCGACACTGCCGTCGCCAAGAATCAACTCGCCGATTGCAGCTTTACAGGTGTCCCAAGCGTCATCGGTAAAGACCAATGTCCTGCCGGTTATCTTAACCTGTCTTGGGTCGTATGTACCGTCATCGAGGAGTTTTCGGCTTGTGTAGCCAGAGCCGTCAATGAGGACTTCCTCGTTTGTCGAAGACAGAACGGCGCTCATAGTCAGATTACGAGATGTCTGCAGAGCCTCTTTCATAGAGTTGAATTCACCGTTCTTAATCGGGTACAAAATTTCCTTAATGAAATTCAGCGTGTTGGCAGACTTTGAGATATCTCCGAGCATATTGTCAAACAAAGACTTGGGGTCAAACTTATTAAACCGATTGCCGAATGTCATACTCAGCGAGCGGTCGTCATAGTTAATTGTGATGTTCGATAAGAACAACAGTGCGATGTCGTTTGTATCAAGTTCGACATTGATAAGACATCCTGTCTCAAGCTGTTCACTCCACTGGGCAAACTCTTTGATGAAGATGAAGTTTTCAACATCAACACTAAATTCCTGCGTGGGTTGCGATACCCGCTCAAGACGCCCCTTGGCTCTGTCGTACAAAATCTTCATCTGTGCGAATTTTTCCTCATATGTCATAATATCTGTGATAGTGACATACTCGTCGGTGTAACTGCCCTCAAAGATGTAGTGACAAAGCTCTGTATATTCTTCCTCGGTAAAGTAGTCCGTGATTGACAGCGCCTGCTGAATCTTTGTGATATCGGTTTTATACATAACCAGATATACATTGACCTTATCCAGTTCTGCCGTGACATTGTCTTGCTGACTTTCGCACTCGTCGATAAGGTTGTCGATGCAGGCTAATGTATCTGCAATTTCTTCATACACAGTGATAGCGGTACCACCATTTTCGATGATGACCGTATTGTAATTGCCGACAAGGGTGGTGTCGGACTCGGCTACAATATTGTCACGACAACGGTTATACATCTTCAACTGTGCAGCGAGCTTCTCAAACTCAAGCTGTAAATTTGCAGCCAAAGCGAGCTGTTCGTAATACTGCAGGTTCAGTTTGTAGTATTCCTCCATCTGTTCTGCGATAGCGTCTTGCCAAGCCTTAACCTTTGCGCCAAGACCATCAGACATCCAACTCAGGTAATAGTCGAAGTTATAGATAACATTCGTGCCGAGCGGGTTAATAGCAGAAATAGTCACATTCTCGTCACCGAGAACGCTGATTGCGGTATAGAGGTCATCCGCATTCTCTGTGATATCCAGAGAGTTAATGAGGTCTTCCTTAGTGATATGGATATTTGTCTGTTGGACATAGTTGTCTTGGGCATACACATTGATGGTGCGGTTAATGCAGTCGAAGATAACGATGCACTCATACGCGTCCTGCACATTCTCCAAAAGGAAAGCGAGGCAATTCAGTGAGGTGTCAACATCCTCGAATGTGCGCCACTTGCTGGCAACGGCATCATCAACATAACCGATAGTCCACAAAGGTAGCGTCTCAACGATAGTTTCAAGAATACCCTTGTTGGTGCCTGTCTCGTCAGATTTGAAACGATATGTGCCATTGGCGATATAAGGAATCATCTTCTGAGAAATTTCGATATCAACAGACTGTGCCTTAATATCCTTGTAGTGTAGAGTCCCGTCATAGCCGTCGTCGATGCTCGTAATCATAAAATATCCGATGTCCTCAACGAAGATAAGACGGCGGTTTTGAATAGACTTATAGAGACGATATGTATGTGCGTTGTCCTCTGCGTCTTCTCTGGTTACACGATTCACACGAAGGTTTAACTCGGAAGTAGAGTTGAAATTGAAAACAATTTCCTCTGCCTCGTGGTCGACAAGAATACCAACCACCTTGGAAAGGAGACCGTTGTTGTAAACACTGCCTGGGCTGCAGAGTGTAAACTTAGGAATCTCCAGATTTCTAAGGGTACTGTATCTGACTATCATTTACATCACCCTCCTGGCGGAATACTCAAATTCGATGGAATCTATATCGCCCAGAACCATCAGTTTATTCTCACCATCAAGCAGCCTGATGAAGTTCCTTTGATAGAACTTTTCGTAATACTGACCGCTGACATAATTAAGCTCGCCCTTCAAAATGACTGTAGCGGAAGCACCGATGCCAACGAACTTCGTAAATCGAGTGCTGTCGTCGGAGTTATTTGCAATAGTGATATCACCACCAGTTGTGCCCATCTTGATAGTAACTTTCGGGTAGATGTACTCATCAAGGTCTGTATCAACATTGACAGTGATAACGGTACTAACATCCGCAGCGCCGTTGTTGACAGAGAATTTCTTAACAGTCGCATCTTGCCAATACATACTGCTATCAGCTTCGAGTGTTACCTTATAGCCAACAACACCACCCTGATACTCAAGCTTCTCTGGGTTGATGAGCCTGCAGTTCAGATAATTACGAAGGCGTTTTCCGTCAACATACTCGTAGGTCTCACCGAGCTCATCATCTGCAATATCCAGATACAGCTTGCGATAGGTACGATGGTTGAAAAGCCACTTTTCGATTTGTCTGCGTTCTACTAACTCAAGGCGTCTGCCATTCTCCGTAACGATTTCAATATCGAAAGAAATAGGAGAGTTGGTATAATCATCATCAACCAAATATCGCTTCTTTGCGCTCTTGCTGAAAATTGTCACGCCTTCTTTGGTACCGCCGAGCTGAGCCATTCGACCAGTGTCAACATTGGCAATAATCAGGCTATGCTGTCGGGAAGAAATGCCGCCGTACTCAAAGTGGGAACCATAAATATCAGCCATCTCATCACGCTCCTTTCTGTATAGATTTCATAGTAAAATTTTGGTACGGCTTACTTGTAGCCGTAAAGGGTGTACCATAACAA